GTTGCTGCCATCAGCTTGGAACCCAAAGTAAATCCCAATCAGAAAGGGTTACCATTGCTATTTAATAAAGCGCCGCAATGGTTCTGAAAGGAAACTGGGGTCGTTTCTAAGATGACTATTCTTAACGATACCCCTAAAATACTGTCTAATCTAGTAACTGCAAGCCAACCGACAAGTTGGTCCCGTTGTGCATCGGATTGGTCGTACCTGCGATCCTAAAAGAACTCACCGGATTCACACCGGAATATTGCTAACACCCAGATGTTGCGCACACATACAACACCCTCGTAAAACCCTTTAAAACCACTTACAGGGGAATATTACCAACAGGGATGGTTTCAAGCCCTGCGGACGCCACCCAACTTACTTGTTAGATGACGATTTGCGAGCAACGTACTCGCCAATCACTTCCAACATCGAACTACTAAGAGTTGATGCTGGAGGTGACGAAGTTGAAACTCCTAAAACTGGTGGTTTCAAATTCTCATTTCCACGCAGACGAAGAGCACCATCCTCCACATAGGTGGATGCATCTTCCTCTTCATCTGAAGTAAAAGTTAAAGTCTTACGTTCTTTACGGCCGAAAATAAAGCGCTCTAAAGAAGCAAGTCGAGAAGCGAGTTCATTCTCGCGTTCAATCGAAGGTTTCACCACCGTCAACACAGACGCTGGCATGGATATGATAAACAAATCCATAGTACCCGTTCCCGTTATGGTAGACACAGTTGACAAAGTAAAAGTAATTCCAGCAGTAGGAACCGTCATTGTAGTCAAACTCATAGCGGGAAAAACAGTTGTGCCGCTCGCGCTGCCGTATGCGCTGGCAGCATCTCGAACAGCGGACTGGGAAAGAATATTTAATCCAGTACCGCCCGTGAACCCACCAATCAATGTGGCACTCGTTGCCCCGGCTACAGCCATAAAAATGAAATAATTGGCTGGAATTCCGGCTGGAAAAACAATAGTGTTCACACCTAAAGTTATACCAGTTAAAGAGGGGGTTCCACCGGACTGCAAAACTGCTCCGGCAAAATTGTTCGCAGTTGTTGCAGCGATGCTTGAAAAATGCACCAGACCTCCAACAACCAAAGCCGGTTCCAACACTGGTTCCGACAATCTGACCCGGTAGCGAACATGCAGCTCTCCAATAACAGTGGTGTTTGTACACCCTTGAGTGCTGACATTGAGATTTCCAACATCATACATCTTCAAATCTGTATTGGCAGGTTGTGCACCAGGACGAACATAATGTTTCTGCAAAGATCCACGCAAACATTTGGGATCTACAGGCAGCCGAATGTTCTCACACGGCATGCCATCTGAATGAGGTATAGTATCCTCAACTTGCTGCTTGGTTGTAGGAGCAGCATCAGATGCATCAAAATCAAACGAAAGCATGACCTTACCAACCTGACCATTGGTAGCAAACTCAGAGACTTCTCGTTTTATATAGAACTCCAAGTATTCATAGTCATACTCCTCATACAACTGGGCAATCCTATTACCCCACGGAAATGTCGTTGCATTTCCTGGATTGACAGGGAACTGTGTACACACAAATCCCACTGAGCCATTGACTTCTCCAATGTACTCATCTTCTTCGATCACTTGAGATCGTCTGGTTGTTGCATAATTCCGTGAACCAGAAAGACCAATCCGGCCCGAACCCACATAGCCACCATTATTAGCTGGCCCCATAGGTCGAGAAAAGCCACGGGTACGCCTACCCTGGCCTGCCTTAACACGCTTCTTCTGTTGAGGCCTCTGTTTTTTTTGTTTTTTTAATTGTTTTTTTTGTTTTTTTTGTTTTTGCATATTAGTCGACATGGGCGGCATGGACAGGAAGACGGTACTTTTCCCTAACGTGATTCATACAACAATATATAGTGGCAGGCACTCTACGCAAGTCCTTGGCATTTGAGCGCTACGACTCCTGTTTCGGTGGTGTTCCTAGCAGAAATTCTCTAGAGGCTGTAACAAAGCGGGTGTCCACATCAATTGGTGATCAAGAGGTACTATTTTCTCAGAGCTTCCCCAAATTTTGCAGAGAGTCTAATTTACCGCGAGCTCACAGCGCGGGGATACGATTTATAGAGTGATCCAAGCTCTTATAGTGGGGTACTGCAATCAGTTTAGACCTACCACTCCTCCATCATCTGCCCTGGTGCAGAGAAACATGGAATACAGCATACGGGTGCCCCCAGGTGCACTCTGTATTTACAGAGGCTTGTGACTCTCATTCCACAACATCCTACAACTCAACACGGGTCGATTTCGTCCACGCAATTGATCGAACATCAGTCTCAAACAATCGTGGTTTGCAAAGTTGTATGACCTACAGGGTCATGGAAGGCTACATTCCACCTCTAGTCCTAAGACAGAGGGGCATAGTGCACCTTGATAGATTATCCTGCTTCTCAGCAGATCAACAAGTCTAAGCCCCTAGGGGTTTCCATTTTGGTGATAATTCCATGTCTTGGCTGGACGTGAAAATAGACTTGGGACCGGAAGTATCACGGTCAAATAATAAATGAGTAAGTAAAGTTGGATACTTGTCGCCCAATTGCATAGTTGATAAATGCTTCTTGAGACGACGATTGTGATCAGGCTGCCAGCCATATTGTTCACACAAGTCAAAGTTGACATCAAGGGTGGACTCATGGGTCTTAGAATGCAGCATCGAATAATCAAATGTACTGCGATCTACCCAAGCCTCATGCCCCTCTGTCAATTCCAAAACACGATCTATAACCATCTTGATCGGAGGAATAAAACTACAACTCTTCTGTAATCCTAAGGCAACGCCACGCATCATAGCCTTGCATGGAACATCCTCAGGTGGGTTAACAATGTACCCCAACTTTGCCAATACTCTCCCTGGCTTGGGACCGAAAACGGGACCATCCTTCGTCTCATAAATGCGGGCGGAACAAAATTCAACCTCCCGCTGCCGTTTTCGGTAAATAGCCTCGCTATCAAATCCAAGAGCAGCCATACCCTCTTGCCAAGGGAACTGAACTAACTCGCGGTGTCGCAATGCATTATCGTCGCCTTGTAGCAACATACGAATGCAATGTGTTCTACGACACTCCCGGACTGACTTCCCCGTCCACTTGCAGTAGAGATACAAGTGTGCGAAGCCATTTATGACTGAATTAAATAGTGAAGTGTAAGGATCTCCTGACTTTCGAGTACCATCGCACTGATAACGCCAACCATGGTGTGTCCGACCATGCGTGCTTATGTTAGCAGTCATCAAGTCTAAAACAGCACGTGGTGCTCGCAACTTCTTACAAATTTTCACTTCCATCTTACACCAGGGTACAGAGATTGATGAATCGAACTTTCCGAGATCATCTTCGAGCATCAAGCCTTGGCCGTCTACAAAATATTTTGCGGCCTTCTCTGCAGTCATACCACTGGTGAAACATAGTATATTCTTTTCATTCCATCTCCTCTTCAAAAGGTCTTGTAGAGCCATTATCCACGGACCTACTAAACAGATGAATTCAGGTGTCGCGCCTTGAATCAAGCGCGGAGCTTTGTCCTTATGACCAGCTTCAGACCAATATAAGTTGCCCTCAATTTTGACAAAACTTGAACGATAGGTCCACCGATACAACTCTGATTTAGTTAATTTGGAGTCTTCAGTAATGCCATCTTCAGCCAGTTTAGCGAACGTCCTACGTAGGATACGCTTTACACTTGGCGAGGCATTGGAACGAAGCAAGTACGTTTCTGGTGACACAGAACGCACATGTGTCATCTTGGGCAGCAATTCGCGGAAATTTGCTGGATCGAAAACCCAAGACATTAAATCATCC